AGGCAGGCCGTCAGGGCCGCCAGATATTCCGGCCCCTCCCGGTGGCTCTCCGGCCAGTTCGCCAGCAGGCGGGCCGTTGCCGCTTTCGCCTGCCTGAATTTCTCGGCGCTCGGCTGCGTCGATGAGGGCATCAACGATAGCGAACCCTGCAGCGCGATTGGATTTTTTACCTGTTCGAGCACGGGAGATTTCCTCCGAGGTCAAGGGCTTTGAGGCTTCAAGGCGGGCCGCCATGGCGCGGCGGATGGCGGGAATAAAAAACTTCCAGTTCGGCCCATCGCATCGGCTTGCGGTGGCCCGTATTGTCGGGAGAATATCGGCTTCGAGATCGGCACCGGCTGCGATGATAGCATCAATTGGGCCGGTTACAAACAGGCTTGGGGCGGGGTGCGATTGCCAGCCAGCCGCCTCCCTAAGTCTGGTTTCGAGGTCCTGGCGCGTGCGCGCGCTACTCACCTCACCTATACTTATGGGATTGGGATTGGGATTGGGATTGGGAGCATTGCCGTTGCATTGCCGTTGCATTGCCGTTGCATTGCCGTTGCAATGCGTTTGCATTTCACCATCTTTGATTTTCCTTAGTTTTTCGGCTTTCCAGCGATTTGTTGCGTTCTGTGAAAAAACCTTACGCTTTTGTTTTGCCGCAAAAATTTCTTCTTCGCATCGATGGTGCCGGTAGCCATCCGGTGTAATTTCGAAGAACTCGGACAGTACGGCTTCCACGGCGGCCTTCTGTTTTTTCGTTCGACAGTTGATCAGGCGGCACACTTCCGCCTTGGCCGCCGGCAACGGACCCTCGCGCTGGTAATAGGCATCAAGCAAGCGTCGGTAGGCTATGTCCTCGTCCCATGTGAGATGCCGCGTGGCGCTGGCATAATCGCCGAGGTTAAAGCTATAGAAGTTCATTCCGGCGTGTCCTGATCGATCAATCCGACAAGCTCTTTGACGCGGTCGATGTCGGCGGCATAGGCTTCCAGGTTTTCTGTCACTTTCTTGCATCCGTGCATCACGGTTGTATGATCGCGCTTGCAAAAAGCGCCGATGGTGGGAATAGATTTACTGGTCATGTCTCGGGCGACTGCATAAAAAATGAACCTGGGCCGGACGAAAACCATACATCTGCGAGGGGATAGCAGATGCCTTTCGGGGATATCAAACAGAAGAGAAACCGCCCGAAAAATCTGGCCTAGCGTCGGTTCTTTCAGCCGCTGTCTCGGGCGTTTTTTTTCGCCAGCACGCGCGTCTTTCTCGCCGCAGCCGGGCCGTTCAATGTGCATCTGGGGTCTCTTTCGGATTGGATACAAAAACCCGCGAGGCATGATGCCGGCACCAGCTCCCCCCGTTTGATACATCAAGGCCGCAATACATGATCCCGCCTGTCGGCTGATCGATGGGGAATTTGCATTGGTCAATTTTGAGATCATAAATTGACACGCGACCAGTCTGGCCGAGATGGCCCTCGGCGAACCGGCCGGCCAACTCAACAATCATTGACTTTGAAACATACGGAGGAGGCGGCCCGGCCTCAAAAACGTACTTCTCCCGAATGCCGCTTTTGGGCTTGGGGTTTGATGGCTTCCCATTCCACTTGACAGGCCGGAGGGTTTTCCCAGGCGGCAATCTCCCGGACGCACGGAGCCGCGAAATTCTCCCCATGACGGAATTGCGGCTAAACTTTCCGATCACCTTGGTAATCTCTGCCGACGTCATCACGCCATCCATGAGGGACAGCAACTTGGCGTCGTCCTCTGGAAGCCATCTTTTAATGTGAATTAACATCTATTTCTCCCGCCGTTTTACCACGCAAACGTCCTCGATTATGGCCGCGTCGCTGTCTTTCCGGTTTGCCTGTTTCTTGCCGGGGAACCCGCCAATCATGTTCGACTTGATACCAAACACAATCGGGCGCCCCTCTTTCACCAGCATAGGCTCGATCTCCAACGCCACTTCAAAACCTCGCGCCATCCAATATGAACGGATTTGAGCGGCTAGGCTCTTGTTGAACTGCCAATCTAGGCTTGGGTCTTCTGGGTGCATGTTCCCTCCGTTAGAAGTTCTAGCGCGTCCTCGACCGTTCGGAGAATGATGACGGGCGAACCGCGCCAAGTGTCGGCAAATTGTTTCTGCGATGGTTTGAGCTGTCTGCCGTATGCCGTCCCAGGCGTTTTGACCTCGGCCACGTGCGTAACGCCCCGGTGCCCGATGAGAAGATCGACCGGCGTATCCATGCGGATGACGGAGGCCCCGGCGGCGCGGAGTGCCTCGACAATCTCAGCCTCGGAAAGGTCGCGTTTGAGGCGCGGGCGGATCATGTGGCCAACGCCTCGGCGGCTTTCTTGGCGTCGCCCTTTACAAACACCAAAACATTCTGATGCGTTTTCCCAAGTTTCCTTGAGCTCGTCATTTGTTTTTCGGCGCGAATTGGTAGTGACCCGACAGCCGTTACAAGTATTGCCTCGTTATAGTAATGCAGTCCAACAGCGCGGAATGCTTCAACCGTATCGCAGACAAAGTTGCGATAATGGCCTTTTGGGTCGCGGACCTCGGCCACGACAAAGCACGCAAAACGGTTTTCTTTCAGCAGACCACAAGCCGCCGCGATGATTTCACGATACGCAGCAATGAATGCTGGATAGTCCATAGCCGAAAGGTCGCGCGGGTCATCGCTGTAAACCTCTAGATCGGCATACGGCGGGCACGAAAAAACAAAATCCATTTCCGCCTTGAAATGCGCGGCAATGTTGCGGCTGTCGTCGCATACCCAACGCGGGGTCGGGTCGCTGGCAATGCTTGCCTGTGTTCTGTTGGCAGCAACCTGCTCCTCCCGCAATTCGCAACCGTAATAGGCGCGGCCTAGATATGAGGCAACGATGCCGCGAACGGAACCACCCGCAAATGGGTCTATAATGTTTCCGCCGGGCGGGCAGAACCAGCGATAGGAAAGCTCGCACAGGACCGGATCGAAGATCGATGTGCCGGAAGAGGTCGGCGCGTCGGAGGCCTCATAGTGCTCCGCGAGAAATTCTTCCGTCGTTAGCTCACGGCCGATTGAAGGCGCACCTACTTGATGCTCGCCGCGCCTCAGATCCTGGGCGAAAGCGCGAGCGAAGCCGACCAGCCGTTTTCCGTTCTTGTCGTAGCCGCTGACCATAGGCGACCCGCCGGGCGCTGCGAGGAAGCCATTAACGCCACGGCCAAGCTCGGATTTGATGCCCAACGCCAGCCATTGCCGTTTACGCTCTTGCCACCAGCCATCGCGGGCGTTCAACACGCTAAAAGGCGGGTATTGCCAATTTGATGACAAGCGGCCCGCCTTTTGTTTGTGGGGGATTTTTTCGCCGAACAGGTCTTCGCTAAACATTGTACCGTCTTTTCACCGCTGCTATCCCCTTCTCAATGAGGTCGAGGGGGTCGTTTCCTATTTGGGTCTGAAACTCGGGGCGGCAATACGCCTCCCAGGCTTTCATAATTGGTTTTTTTTCTTCGCCAAGATCGCTAAACTTTGACGCAATTCTAACCGCTTCGCGCCAATCTCCTTTGGCGGCGGCGGCCCTGAGAACCGCTATTTTCGTGATGAATGTTGTTTTTTTCACGCCGCCCTCCATACCGCCGACATAACGCCTTGCGATGATGGCCGATGCTCGCCGGTTCTCTTGATCTTGCCCTGCCGGGCCAGCTCGGAAACGCGCGGTCGAACGGTCAGGATGCTAAACCCCAGGCGGGCGGCAATGCCGTCGGCCGTGTCTTGAACACCCGCCTCGAACAGGCCCAGGACAGCGGAACGGACAGTGGCGGCGATGCCTTTAGCCTCAAGCGCCTCGGCGGCACCCCGGCTTGTCGTCGGCTCTTTCCAGCCGGCGGCGCGGGGATATGAGAACAGGTCAGGCTGGTTCATGGTTCCCCCGATAAGATCGGTAAGAAGATAAGAAGTGGCCCGGATCGGACGATTTAACGCTCGATGAAGAAACAACCGTGACGCATCGCGCATCGTCCGTTTCGTCAGTCAGAGGCCGGGCCTCCCCTGTGGGAGGACATGCGTCACGGTAACTTTTAGTCGCCTTCTTGGTCGCCCAAGTTCCGAGGGCGAAGCAGTGGCGGGCGAAGCTCATCAAAAGGCGGCGCGAAATAATCCGGGTCCGGCCCATATCAAAAATCCCGTGGATAGAGGTCCGGGCGCAGATCGTGACGGGAAATCCCCGTTGCCTTCTCAACGTCGAGAACTCGCTCGGCGGGAACCCTCTCCCATTGAGAGATGGCTCCTGGCGTCACCGAAAGTTCCCGCGCTAACGCGAGCCGCCGGCCATGTTTTTCGTTGAAGTATGAAATGAGCTTTTCCATGCCCCGCCTATAGCACGGCTAAATTGATGAAGCAAGGGGGCGGCAAAAAAATTTTAGGCCGGGTGATTTTTCTATTGACATGCTTTTAGCCGTTCTATATACAACCCCACAACGGACGGCTACTTTACAGGTGGAGGTCACCAAGTGAGCAACTATCCAGACAACTTCTCCGGTCGCGCATGTGACGCCTACTGGTCCGATGCTATCCCCGGCTTGCGGCAGGGCGACGTTGAGGCGTTCGCCGCCGAATGGGGCCAGAAGGTCGCCGACCTGCTGAAAGAGGCTCAGGCCGCGTTCTTGAAATCTGATCTGGCGAACATCGGTCACTGGCAGGAACGGCCCTGCGGCCTTGAGGACGTGGCGGAAGCGGCAAAGACCTACGTCGAAGATTGCCTGCTTCATGTGGCTGTCCAGATCAGGAGGATGGGGTGAAGCATTTCTTGGAGATCGTCGGATGACGGATTTTATTTCTGCCCTGCGAGCTGAGGCCGCCCGCATCGAGGCCGCCGCTTTTGCCACTCTCGCCCGCATGGATGAACAGTTTCCCGGTTCTCCGGGGAAGCCAGGGCCGGAGGCGTTCCGGTCAAATGCAACTACACAGAAGGCACCTTTTTGAGGACCAGGCGGGAGGGGTTCCCCTAGCCCCTCCCGATCAATCAGATAAACTCTATTACAACCAATGTGAGGAGAGCCGAACGATGAGCCGCGTATGGCGCGAATATTCCGAGTGCTTGGACGACGCTGCCGGCGAATTGATGAAAGCCTGGCACGATGCGAACCCCGGCGGGAGTGACGACGAAGCATTCGATGCCGTCTGCATGGACCCGGCCCTGTCCCGCCGCGCCGATGAGCTGTTCTACAAAAAGCGCAAATCCGAGGCCACACCATGACGCCGTTTGAAAAGCACGGCATCCAGCACCTGTCGGCGTCATCGCTGAACTTGTTTCGCAGTCAACCCGCCCTGTGGGTTCTGAAATACATGCTGAACTATCGAGACAACGCAGGTCCGGCGGCCTGGCGCGGCAGCGCCGTTGAAGCCGGTCTGATGCGCTGGCTCTATGAACCCAACGCATCAGAGATTGATTGCCTCGCAACCGCGATGAGCGCGTTCGGTGCCAATGCGCAGGGCGAGGTTTCCGACGAAATCGAGGCCGAAGCCGCGAACATCGCGCCGATGCTCTCGCAGGCCGTGCGGGCCATTCCCGACCGCGCCGTGCCGACCGCCAAGCAGGTCAAGATAGAGACATGGATCGACGGCGTGGCCTGTCCGTTTATCGGCTATGCCGATTTTCTTAACGACGGCCTGCTGACCGACCTCAAGACGACGAAGGCCTGCCCATCGGAGGCAAGGCCGGATCACAGGCGCCAGATCGCTCTTTATCTCCATGGGCGCGGCTGCAAGGAAGATGGCCGGCTGCTCTACGTTACCGCCAAAAAATCGGCATCATTCACGGTTGGCCGGGATGAAGTGCCGGCGCTCATCAACGAAATCCGCCGCGATGCCATGGCGCTGCAACGGTTTCTGGCCCGCGTCGATGACGGCAAGGACGCCATCAACATTCTGCCCGCCGACTTCGACCATTTCATGTGGTCGGACGAAGCCAGGGCCTTCGCACTTACGCATTCAACAGAGAGAAAGGACTGACCCATGTATCTTCCGCAGCCGACCGGCGGCGACTTTCAACCGCCCCCGTCAGGAACGCACATCGCCATCTGCTATCGCCTGATTGATCTCGGCACACAGGCCGTTGAGTGGCAGGGAACGCAAAAAACGCAGCGTAAAATCCTCGTCTCCTGGGAGCTGCCCACCGAACTGATGACCGAGGGCGAAAAGGCCGGCCAGCCGTTCAGCATCGGTCGGCGCTACACGCTGTCGATGCACGAGAAGGCGGGATTGCGCCGCGACCTCGAAGCCTGGCGCGGAAAAGCGTTCGTCGGTTCCGATTTTTCAGGCCCGAACAGGTTCAACATTCGGAACATCGTCGGCAAGCCCTGTCTCGTCACGATCATTCACGAGGCGAAAGACGGCAAGGTCTATGCGAACCTCAAGAGCGTGTCGGCGGTGCCGAAGGGCATGGCGGTTCCAGCGGCCATCAATCCCCCAGTCTATTTTTCGCTCGACCGCGAGTTCTTCGACGCCGGCACGCTCGAGGGCCTGAGCGACAAACTCAAGGAAACCATCAAGGGATCGCCAGAATACCGGGAACTGATCGACGCCAATTACAGACGTCCGACCGATGGCCCGGAAGATGCTCACCATCTTGATGACGAGGTTCCGTTTTAATGAAAGATGACCGCACCTGCCCTGAATGCGGCTGCGTGATTTCGTCCGATCTGGCGACGGCAGACCCGCAGCGCCGCCGGTTCTTCGCCATCCTGCGCGACGTTTACGAAAACCTCGGCGACGAGATGCGCAGCAGGTTTCCGAGTTCGGAAACGCTGCGAAAACACGCCCTGATCGCCGCCGGCTGGTGCGACACGATGACCGTTGTTGCGGGGTCGAAGGCGGCGGCGCCAAAAATTGCCGCCGCGTTCAAAACGAAGGACCAATATTGCCTGGTAGACGTGCGTGGCGATGTCCTGCTCGTCTATACGGCGCGGTCGATGTCGCGGCGGGCGCTGCCGAAAGCGCAATTCCACGATGTTTCATCAAAGGCGTTTGATTGGATTTTTTCAACGACGGGCGTTGACCCGACACTCTCAGAGTGCGCCGCATGAAGATCGCCACCATTGGCCGGTCGGTTGAGGAATGGGTCGGCAAGACCCAAGACACCATGCCCCCGCCTCGGGTCAGGCTTCGCATTTTCAACCGCTACGCCGGCATCTGCCAGATCACGATGCGCCGAATCGCGGCGGGCGAGAAATGGCACCTGGACCACATCAAGCCTCTCCATGCCGGCGGAGAGAACAGGGAAAGCAATATGCGGCCCGTTCTCGAATCCGCCCACCGTGGCAAGTCAGCCGATGAAGCGCGGACCAAGGCCAAGGTCAATCGCGCAAGGGCCAAGCATATCGGCGCTAAACCGCTTCCAGTGAAGCGGATCGCGTCTCGCGGCTTTGCCAAGCCGTCCGATCCGGGAAAGGAAGCCCGGATCAGGACGAAGCACTTGGCGTTTCTGGAAAAGAGGAGAATTGTCACATGACCATCCGCGCCACCATTGTTGCGCTGCCGCTGATTGTCGGTCTGGCCTATGCCAGCGGCACCATGCGTGGGATCGACTGGACGCCGCCGCCCGAGCCGTCGCCCAGGTGCTACACCGAGGTTGCGTTGCCCGACAAGAACGGCGGCAGGGCGCGGCTCTGGATGGACTGCGAATTGTCGGCGGCCATCGTCCCGCCGCCGGGCAATACCATCGGCAAGTTGCCGTGGCAGCGGCCCAGGGCGCATCCTGTGAAGGTCTACTATGACCGAGTGCCGGAACAGGACCAGCCCCGTGTGGCGAGCGCGGCGCCCGGCAAGAACGCCGCCGGCTGCAAGCGTGGGCGGACAAGGAACAAATATGAAATTTGCGGGAGGCGGAGATGATTATTAGAACAATCGTCGGCGAGATCACCTCGCAGATGTCCGCGCTGATTGTAGGCGTTCTGTCAGCGCCGTTAGGTTAAGAAACTCGTAAGAAGTGTAGAATCGCCAATCAAGTTTACGAAAGGAGAAAACCGGATGGATCGTCGTCAACTGATCAAGAAGTTTGGATTTCTGGCCACCGCCGCCTATGTGGTGCCGGCCGTCGTCGGCATCAGCAAGGCCGAAACCTCGTCTGGCAGCGGCTCGGGCGGGTCAAGCGGCACCAGTGGCTCAACAGGTTCTTCAGGAGGAGGCGATGACGGTGGCGATGACGGTGGCGATGACGGCGGTGGCAACGGAAACGGCAACGGCAACGGAAACGGCAACGGCAACGGCAACGGAAACGGCAACGGCAACGGCAACGGAAACGGCAACGGCAA